TTCAAAATATTTAGATTAATTTTTTTTTTTACAAAATTAAAATATTATTGTAAATTATATAATGGTTTACATGTCCGGAAGTAAAAGTGCCCGTAATGCGGCTTCAATTTGCAATCGTCAAAATGTTTGTGGTGGACCTAAAAAAGCAGGTCTTGCTCCGCGCGTAGGATGGTATTTAAGTAGTAATGTTAATTTAGTTGGTGCTCCTCAAACTATTCCTAGATTCTGCGTTCCTAATAGAACTATTCAAACCCAAAAGTATGGATACCATGCTACTCATGGTGGAAATATGGGTTAAACATTTATTTAATTTTTTAGATAAATTGTTTTAGTGTTAAAATGATTTAATAATATATTATTAAATTATTACATAACTAATGATTATCAAAGTTGATACACGTGAGCATGACCTTCTCGAAAAAATTACTAATCTAGTAACAAATATACCTCTTTTTAAGAAATCTATAATAAAATCTGAAACTCTACCTATTGGAGATATTATTATCTGTGACGATACAGAAGATAAATTAATTATTGAGAGAAAATCTGTATCCGATTTATTATCAAGTATTAAAGATGGAAGATATGAAGAACAATCATACAGACTAAATGGATTAAATCATCATAACCATAATATTATATATTTAATTGAAGGGGATATTAATCATGTAAATCGCTTTAAATCTGATAACCAAATTGAAAAACTAACATTATATTCAGCTATGTTCTCTCTAAATTATTATAAGGGATTTTCTATTCAAAGGTCAACCTCTTTAGAAGAAACTGCTATCATGGTTTGTAATATGGCTTATAAATTAGAAAAAGAATCATTAATAAAGAAACCATACTATTCAAATACAACAACTATAGTTGAGTCGCATGCAGATGGGTGTGAAGAAACAAATAATTGTGAAAATTTACAACAATCAAATAAAGAATCAAATAAAGATTATGTAAGCGTTATTAAGAAAGTTAAAAAAGAAAATATTACACAAGATAACATCGGGGAAATTATGTTATGTCAAATTCCAGGAATAAGTTCTGTTACTGCATTAGCCATTATGGAAAAATATAAATCAATTAAAGATTTAATTAAAGCTATTGAAAATGATAATGATTGTTTAAAAGATATTGCATCAACGAATGCAAAAGGTCAAAATAGAAAAATAAATAAAACAAGTATTGCAAATATTGTGAAATTTCTATTATAAAAATAAATTAATATAATATATGAAGCAAGAACTACAGAATTTATTTTTATTTATTGGTATATGTTTTATTTTGTATTTTTTATTTAGAAACATTAACTTTAGAACAGTAGAGGGTATGACTGATGCTTCTGGAAATACTGTTCCAACTCCGCCGAATGGTGTAGCAGGAAACGCAGCATCTTATGGTGCAACAATAAAATCAGCAAATATAAAATCTCAGGATATATTTTTAATTAGTAAATATCGTACTGATTATGAAACTGTAATTTTGAATTTAGATGAGTTAATAGATAATATGATGTTAAAAACTACATTAACTGTTGACACTACTAATCCAGGCGACAATATAAAAAACTTAGCTGAATTAAATCAAGCAAAACTTGCTTTAAATACTGTTATGAAATTTATTGACAAAAAATAAAATAATTAAATTTTTATTATACTTTAATTATTTTATGGAATATAAATACTTACTTCATTTTCTTTATAATAACCTTTTTCAACTAAGTCTTCTGTATAAGACGAACCTCCCCAATTTGGGTCCATCGGGTCAGGGCTAATTTTTGCAGCCTCTTGTTTCATATTCATTTGGTCCAAAGGCGTTGTTGTTCCAATATAATAACTAGTTTGGTCATATGCTGGATAAGAATTTTGATTATATGGAGGGTCATTTCTTGTTGCATCAACTAAAAGGGTAGGGTTCGGATAAGCCGCATCACCAACTGGCTCTAATGACGATTCCATAAATGGTGGGACTTGTGATGCAATTCCTACAGGAGGCGAAGCAGATGGAGGCAACCCAGCTTGGGGCTCACTTACACTGGGTCTAGATTTATAAACCCTATTTCCTTGTGCATCATAAGTCTCTTGTAAATACAATACTGGACATCTTATATTTTGGCTTCGTTGCCATTCTAAAAATTCTGTATAATCTTCTAAATTATCAAACTCTATCGGATTGACTCCAGGAACTTGTGCTAATTTTGAATTATATAAATAAAACTTAGTTCCTTTTTGAATAAGTAAATTTGGACATCTTGTAGCATTATTAGAATTATTTGTTAATCCTTCACTATATTTAGAACTAGAAATTGCATAAAAATACAACCCAATTAAAAATACTAATATAAATAAAAATGTTAGAAGTGTCATTATATATTATAAGGATAAAATTGTTATAATTTATTTTCTATTTAATTTTATATAAATGGTTTTCTTAGATATTAATAAAGGAAATTTTAAAAATCATAATGGGACAAATCAAAATCTTATAACACAACTTGATTACTATATACATCATAAAATAGTATTTGTTCTTGTTTATATGGAATATTGTGAACCTTGCAACAAAGTAAAACCAGAATGGAATAAACTTAAAAATGTATTAAATAAATATGAAAATAGCAAGGATGTTGCTATTGTTTCAATAGATAAAGATTTAATTCATAAAGTAAAATATATTAAACAACATCCAACTTCTTTTCCTGCAATTAGATTTATTTTTAATAGGGGAAACTCTATTGAAGAATATGAAGATAGTAATGTAAAAAATAAAGATAGAAGCATTGATTCTTTTGTTGAATGGATAAATTTAAAACTTGAAGAAAAAAAACCATATTTAAAAAAAATAAAAACAATCGGCAATACTAAAAAAAAAAGAGGTGGAAAATGGAGTGCAAAATATAAGCATAGAATTAATTGCAGAAAGCCTAAAGGGTTCTCACAAAGACAATACTGTAAATACAGTAGAAAAAAAAAATAAATATGTGTTTTATATAAAGGATTTTGTTATATAATTTATTATAGATTCAATAGTAAAAAAACCTAACATTTGAAATTTTCTTTTGAATAACCAATAACAGCACAAGCAATTCTTTTACCGGCGTTTCCGGTTTTGAGACTTTCTGCATTTTCACCCTTACCACAATCATCTTCATCCTGATGAATAATCAACCCTCTACCGATAATATTACACTTAGTTCCTCTAAGTTTAATAACATCATCGTAAAATGTATATTTGGCTTCACCTTTTGAGTTAGTATGAATATTTCCTAAATCACCAACATGTCTTTGAGACATGCCTGGACAACCGTGTGTTTTATTATATGGATTAAAATGAGCACACATACTAGTACATTTGTCTGTAAGGTCTCCAGCTTCGTGAACATGAAATCCATGTTTACTATTTGGAAGCAGACCACTGATATTTAAATCAATTTTTATTCTATTATTACATTCTGTAAACTTAACAGTCCCTTTAATAGAATCTGTAAATACTGCTATAGCATAAATTAATTTATCACTCATAATATATTATATTTATATATTTTTAAATATTTTATACTAATTTAAATAAAATTGAATAAATAAAAAACAAATAAATAGAAATTAATATATGAATTTAACAATGGAACACATTTTTAGAATTTTAGATTTCAATGTTTCTAATGCAAAAAATTCATCACCAGAATCTTCTGATGATGAACAAAATGTGTATAAAGATACAAGCAATTTCATAATTCAGATGTTTGGTGTTGATGAAAATGGAAAAACATATTCATTGACAGCAGAAGGGTATAAACCATTCTTTTATTTATTGGTAAATGATAAATGGAATATAAAAATGAAAGAAGAGTTTTTATCACATTTAAAGGATAAAATGGGTAAATATTATAAAGATTCTATTACAGAATGTAAAATTATTAAGCGTAAAAAATTATATGGGTTTGATGGCAGAAAAGAACATAAATTTATATTTATTGAATTTTCTAACGAATCTGCATTTAAAAAAGCCAAAAATATTTGGTATTCTGACTATGATTCAGGCAACCATACATTATTAAAAAATGGGTATAGGTTTTATGATACAGATATAAAATTATATGAAGCAAATATTCCTCCTCTTCTTAGATTCTTTCACATAAGAGACATAAGTCCTTCTGGATGGGTTGCAATTCCCAAAAAGAAAGCAATCGAAAATAAAACAGATAACAAACCTGTAAATTGTGATTACGAATTCGTAACTAATTATAAAAATATTATTCCATTGAATGATAAGGAAACTAGAGTTCCTTATAAAATAATGAGTTTTGATATTGAAGCAAGTAGTAGTCATGGAGATTTTCCTGTGCCAATTAAATCATACAAGAAGCTAGCAACTAATATAGTTGAATATTTTGAAAATATTGGTATTGAAAAATTTGACAAGAATTCAATTAAGCCTATTCTTATAAATATAATTCTTACTGCATTTGGTTATGGGTCAATGTCAGAAATAGATTTGGTGTATCCTAAAATACATCCTGGTTCAGAAGCAATTGTCCGTGCATTATGTGATAGATGGCTTGATTGCAAAGTGAGAAATATACAAAAAACCGAAGAATTTAATCAAGCAAATTCATTAGAAACAATATTTGATAGAATGTCAAAAGAATTTAATAAAAAATATGAAGATGATGATAATCACGATAATACAGTTGATAATTGTGATGGTGAAGAGTCTAGACAATCTTATACAGGTTATAATAAATATGTTAAGGAATATTCAGATAAAAAAGCAACAATAGTTGATATTCTATTGGACAAAAAATTTGAGAGAGAAGGAAAACTAACAGAATTAAACTTAACACTTAATACGATTTTTCCAAAATTAGAAGGCGATAAAGTAACGTTTATTGGTTCTACATTTATGAATTATGGTAATGCAGACCCACATTTCAACCATTGTATTGTTTTGAATACATGTTCAAAAATCCAAATTGATAATTCAATTGTGGAGTCATATAATACAGAACAAGATGTTCTTTTAGCTTGGCAACAATTAGTTCAGAGAGAGAACCCTGATATTATTATTGGTTATAATATATTTGGCTTTGATTATGAGTTTATGTTTAGAAGAGCAGAAGAAAATAATTGTGTTGAAGATTTTTTGAAACTATCACGAAATAAAGAGGAAATATGCGGTAAAAAAGACAACAAATCAGGAAAATGGAAAATTGAAGAAAGTAGTATACAAATTGCAAGTGGTCAACACGACTTAAGATTTATTAAAATGAATGGCAGATTGCAGGTCGATTTATATAACTTTTACAGAAGAACCGAAATTTTAACTAGTTACAAATTAGATTATATTGCTGGTAATTTTATTGGTGATTATGCAAAAAACATAGAGTGTAATAATGATTCTTCAATTATATCAACAACTAACTTAACTGGACTATTGGTTGGTAGCTATATTCATATTGAAGAAATAGGTCATTCAATAGATTATTATAATAATGGTGCAAAATTTATTGTAACAGAAATAAATAAAGAAAAATGTGAATTTAAAATTGATGGAGTTATAACTCCAGATTTCAATAAAAAAATTAGATGGTGTTTAGCAAAGGATGATGTTACACCAAAGGATATTTTCAGAATGACAAATGGAACAGCCAATGATAGGTCTATAATCGCAAAATATTGTATTCAGGATTGTAACTTAGTTCATTATCTATTTAATAAATCTGACATTTTAACAGGATTTATTGAGATGGCAAAAATTTGTAGTGTACCAATAAATTTCCTAGTAATGCGCGGTCAAGGAATTAAATTGCAAAGTTTGATTGCAAAAGAGTGTCGTGAGATTCGCACATTAATCCCTGTTATAGAAAAAGGCGACACAGATGAAGGTTATGAAGGCGCAATCGTTTTGCCTCCAAAATGTGATTTATATCTAGATAACCCTGTGGCTTGTAATGATTATGCTTCTTTGTATCCAAGTTCTATGATTAGTGAAAATCTTTCACATGATAGTAAGGTTTTGACAAGAGAATATGATTTAGCTGGAAATCTCATTGAAGAATATGGAGAAAAAGATGAAAATGGAAATTTTATATATGATAATTTACCAGATTATGAATATGTTGATGTATCATATGATACTTATAGATATTACAGAAAAAATCCAAAAGCTGCTGCTGAAAAAATAAAATGTGGATATAAAATGTGTAGATTTGCTCAGTTTGCAGATGGAGAATCTGCTATTATGCCAGCTATTCTCAAGAAGTTACTTAAGGCAAGAAAGGACACTAGAAAAATGATTCCAAATCAAAAAGATGAATTTATGAAACAAGTTTTAGAACAAAGACAATTAGGTTATAAGGTTACTGCCAATTCATTATATGGTGGTTGCGGTGCAAAGACTAGTTCGTTTTATGAAAAAGATATTGCTGCGTGCACAACTGCTATAGGTCGAAAGTTACTTACATACGGAAAGCGAATTATTGAAGAATGTTTTAGTAATAAAATTTGCGATACTAAACACGGCAAGGTAAAAACAAATGCTGAATACATATATGGTGATACAGATTCTGTATTCTATACATTTAACTTAGAAGACCTAGACGGCAATCCAATTAGAGGAAAAATTGCATTAGAAATTACAATTGAATTAGCACAACAAGTTGGAGAAATATCAGCAAAATTCTTAAAATCACCTCACGATTTTGAATATGAAAAAACATTTATGCCATTTTGTTTGTTATCAAAAAAAAGATATGTTGGTATGCTTTATGAAACAGATGTGAATAAATGTAAGAGAAAAGAAATGGGAATAGTATTAAAACGTCGTGATAATGCACCAATTGTTAAGGATATTTATGGAGGCATTATTGATATTTTAATGAAAAAACAAAACATTCAAGAAGCTATTAATTTCTTAAGAGTTTGTTTACAAAATATTGTGGATGAAACATATCCAATCGAAAAATTAATTATAACAAAGTCTTTACGTTCTGGTTATAAAAATCCTAAATCAATTGCACATAAAGTGTTAGCAGATAGAATAACGGCAAGAGACCCGGGAAATAAACCTTGTTCTGGAGATAGAATTCCATTTGTTTACATTGCTACAAAGGATAAAAAGGCTTTACAAGGAGAAAAGATTGAGACGCCAACATTTATTTTAGAAAATGGATTAAAAATAGATTATTCATTTTATATTACAAATCAAATTATGAAACCTGTCCAACAATTATTTGCATTAGTATTAGAAAAAATATGGGAAATGCAAAATAAAAAACCAAAAATTAGACAATTTAAAAAAGATATTGAAAATTTACGTAAGGAATATCATGACGATTTAGATAAATTTGAAGATAAATTTGAAACAATGCGTTGTAAAGAAATAAAATTATTGCTATTTGATGAATATTTAAGAGAGACAAATAATGAAAAAGCGGGAGTTCAGAGTTTGACAAAATTCTTTATTAAAAAATAATACATAATAATATATAATAATATATAGTAATATATAATAATATATAATAATATATATGACAAGTAGAAGATATAAAAAAACTTCGCGTAAAACAAAAAAAGGTGGTATTTTTTACAGGAATAAATATATTGTTCCTTCAGATGAATGTGAACCAAATAAATTAACGTCAATAAAGGGTTCTAAAGCATTACATGCAAATTATCAGAAATGTTGCCCAAAGGGAATGTTTGGAACAAAAAATTCATCACCTTATTGTAAACAACTTGATTTAAATTACCAATCTGCTATTAAAGGAGAAAATGACGCAAATCAATATCATGGATTTGAAGACGAAGATGTTAATAAAATGAATCAATATGATTCTTACTTAAATCCCTCACCAAAAAAATCATGGTATAAATTTTGGGGAGGGAAAACACGCAAAGCTCATAAAAAACATTCACATAGAAACAAAAGAAAATAAGTATTTTACACCTTTGCACATTTAAAACGCCGAATTGCTTAAGTTTTTTATTTTATTTACTGAATATAATAAAAAATTGATTATAATTTCATATTCATATTAATATTATTACATAACTTTATTACAATGAACCAATTAAAAGGAACTATTTATCTTAGAGATAATGCTTGGTATAAAATGGAAAATGTTATAAAAATGGGAATAGCAACATTTGCAAAAGATAGAAGTAATACATATATTACTGGTGAAGTTGAAAGAGGAGAATATATATGTGTTATAGAAATAACATCAGATAAGATGAAATTTATTGATAAATGTTTAAAGAATTACTTTAAATCATTCCATATTTATAAAGGTGGCGGAACTGAATTTTACGATAGATGTATTATTGATTTACTTGAACCTTATTTTAAAAATATAAATATACAATATAAAATTTTGACTAAAGAAGAAATAAATCTAATGAATAGATGTGAAAGAATTAGAAATATTCCAAATGTTGATAAGGTTAAAAAAGCATTTAATCAATTAAAAATAAAAAACATCATTCAAAACTACAAAATTAAACGAAGTAAAAAAAACTCAATTAGTGATAGTAATAATATAGTGAATGAATTATCATATATTATTGAACCAAACAACCATCAGCGATATATATTAGAAATTATTGAAGGTTTCTTTAATTTATATAATACTGGAAAAATAGTTTGGGCGTGTGGTCTTGGAAAAGCTTTATTAAGCATTTTAATTGTGAAATTATTAGAATTCAAATCAGTTGTAATAGGTGTTCCTAGTAATAATTTACAAAAACAAATTAAAAATGAAATTTTAAAAATATTTCCAAATAAAACCAACATATTGTTTATTGGAGGCGATGAAACAGATGGTATTAAATCATCTACAGAGAAAATTCAAATTATAAAATTTCTTAATAATAATCTTAATTCTCAACCTAAATTTGTGATTTCAACATATCATTCGTGTCATTTATTAGTTGATAAAGATATTGCTTTTGAAATTAAAATTGGCGATGAAGCACACCACTTGGTAGGCATTGAAAGAGAAGAAAATAGAGGATTTCGTTTATTCCATAAGATAATTTCTTCAAAAACATTATTTATGACTGCAACAGAGAAAACTATTGAAACACGAACAAATAGAGAAACATATTCTATGGAAGATGAAACTATTTTTGGAAAATATATTGATGTTAAATCAGTTCATTGGGCAATAGAAAATAAAAAAATAACAGATTACAATATTTTAGTTTTGAAAAATACAGAAGACGAAGTTGATGAAATTATAACTAACTTAAGATTAAATATAATTAATAAAGAAATATTCATATCGTGTTATATGTGTTTAAAATCTTTTGAGAAGTATAACGATTTAACACATTTATTGTTATATACTAATACAACAGAAGATGCAGAACTATCTAAAAAATATATAAATGAAATTTTATCATTAAATGTTTTATCAATTCAAAAAGAAAAAATTTATAATAATTCTCTTCATAGTAAAAATTGTAATGATTTAGATAGTGAAGTAAATAAATTTAAAAATACATATTATGGTATTATTTCGTGTGTATATATTTTTGGAGAAGGTTTTGATTTACCCAAACTAAATGGTGTATGTATTGCTGGAAATATGCAGAGTGAAACTAGAATAGTCCAATATTTATTAAGACCCAACCGATTAGATTTTGAAAATCCTAATAAAAAAGCATATGTTATTATACCATACATTGATACTGATGATTGGGAAACAGAAAATAAATCCTATGAAAAAGTTAGAAACATTGTTTCACAAATGAGAAATGTTGATGAAAACATAGAACAAAAAATATTTGTTTCAGTTGGGAAAAAAGAAAAAAAAGAAGAGACAAAAAAAGAAGAAAGGAGAAGTTATTATCAGGATTATATATTTGAAGAAAATATGTGTGAATTAAATAAAATTAAATTGAGATTAAGATATAGTAAAGCGTTAGGTTCTAAATTTACAGAAGAACAAGATGAATATAACTACGTTCGCTCTATTAATTCAAGTTTGAATATAAAATCTAAAAAGGATTATATTCAACAACAAGAAATTCATTGTAATTTTATAGCTTCTCCTGAAGAATATTTTAAATCAAAAGGAGTGTGGAATAATTGGTATGATTTTATGGGCGTTGATACAACAAAATTTATTCAATCCAAACAAGAGTGGATAAATTTCTGCAAAGAAAAAGGCATTAAATCATTAGATGATTATTATATTTATTGTGAAGAATATGACATTTTACCAAAAGAACCAGCAGACTTTTATAAAGATTTTACTAATATTCCAAGTGAATTACAATTTAACAGAAATAGAAGAAAATAATAATATCATATAATAGCATATAATAAATATAATAAATATATAAATTTAAATTGATATATTTATTATGAATAAATTTCATTGCCCTTTATCACTTATAAGTAATCCATTTTTTATTAAATTTAAATTATTGGACACAGAAATTTTAAAAAAGGTAATTAAAAACATAACAATCAATAAAAGTGATATAATATATATTACATCAAATAAAACTAAAAACTCAATAGATTATAATGTCAATGATGATATAAACATATTAGAGATATCGATAAGCAAATAAATAATTTATCAAATAATGATTTTGAATTGATATTTAAATTTGAAGATTATACACCTTTGAATACATCACCTTTAAATAATGAAGAAATTAATATAGCAAATAACTTAATTAATAAATATAAGAAAGAATATATTAGAGTTTTACGTATAAAATTTAACTTTATTAATAATTATATTGATGCGACAAAATTAAAAAACTCTCATCTTAATACTAATTGTGGAAAAAGACAAAATATAACAAGCAAATGTGATATAAAAAATTTTTTAAATGTAATTACACCTTTTAACATTTCAAATGCTGATTTATATTCGTTTAATTGAAGTAATTAAATATATTATTATTATATATATTATTATTATATATAATGAAAATTATTACAGCAGTAGTTAATAATCCACTTTTTATTGAAATACAATATTATACTTTACAAAAATATTTTCAAGGTGAATATGAATTTATTGTATTTAATGATGCTAAAGAATTTCCTGATTTTACAAATGGCGATGATATTGAAA